GATTAATCACTTGGTTACTCACCCGGTAAGGAAAGCCCCTCGGGGCTCCTTACCATAAATATAACATATAAAATCATCAATGTAAATAAAATGAAGATTTATCTAATAGTCGCAGTTGTAGTAGCAGTTACAGTAACGGGAATTTTAAATAGGAGAAAGTAGCTTGAATATAAGGGAAATAAGAGCGCTCGCCAATTTATCACAGGTCAACTTCGGAAAGAAGTACAATATTCCATTAAGGACAATTCAAGATTGGGAGGCAGGAAAGCGCAAACCACCTATATATGTGGTAGAACTGCTCGAATTCAAGGTGAGATATGATTTTATACAAAATTAACTAATACACACCGAAAGGCACACCGCATAGTACAAATACTGAATTTTAGCCATTCTTTCACGCATTCGTAACGCGCAGGTCAGCGGTTCGATCCCGCTCGGGAGCTCCAGAAGAAAAAGCCTTGCAATTGCTTGATTTTCAGGCAATGCAGGGCTCTTTTTATTTTTAAAATCAATAGATTTTTAAAACTTGTATTGCCCTATATTGCCCTATATTGCCCTCTTGTGTGCAACACCCTGTGCAACACCCTAATAAAAAAACTACCATGATTATGGTAGTTTAGAGATTTTACTATTTGCTGTTGATTGATTTAATATCTTTGCCACATCAAGTATGTCATTTTCATCAAGATTTGTATAAATGTTAGCTGTAAGGGATATATCAGAGTGACCCATTAGCTTTTGGGCCATTCGTATGTCAATCTTCTTTCGTGCGAGATTAGTACAATATGTGTGTCTTAAGCAATAAGGCACTAAATCGGGAGCCACAGGGTAAGGCGGTATGAGCTGGTTGCGATACATCTTGCATCCCATCGCGATATTTAGTCGTCTTTTAAAGGATGTCCATACACGATTACGATTTTCGTACTTTATAGCAGTTCCGGAACTGTAGCATGCGATGTATTCAAAAGGTGGCGTATGCTTTATCAATTCATATAAATCATATGGGATTGGAACTGTTCTATCAGCATTGACCGATTTCGTTCCGCGAATATGCAGCAAAGGAATGTCGCCTTTAAGCAATATATCCATACCTTTACACCCTGCAGCCTCGGACGGACGGCATCCGCAATCAAGCATTAAGAGATATAAATAATATCGTCTATCAGTTTTAGCCACTTCTCTGATATAACGCTCTTCTACTTCCGTAATTGCTCGGCGATATGTTTTTGTGCCTTGCGGCTTAACTATATACTTTGCTGGGTTATCGACGATGAGATGATTTTCTACAGCTTTAGAAAATATAAAATTCAGAGCTTGATAAACTCCGTTAATTTGTGCTTTAGATTTTCCAGATTGCAAATTTAAGACATTTTGACAATGAAGAGGCTTAACTGTTTTAAGCTGCATTTTGCCAATGTGCGCAAGTATGCAAGATTTCACTTTGCTTATATATTTTCTTTGAGTTAAGTCTGATTGCCTTGTTTTATATACAGCAATAGCTTGCTTTGTCCAATCTTCCACGGTAGTTGATCCAGCAAGAATTACTTTGCCCTCTTCAATGTCGCGAACTTTATTTGTATATTTTTGAATCAACTCAAATTCAGAATCGGCACGAACCACATATCGCACGCCATCTATTTTAAAGTATTTTTCAAACTTATATTTTTTTGGCATACGCACCTCCCAAATAGCATGTGAACATTTATAATCAATTCAAAGTATAAAAAAAGTTCTCTTATCTTATGATAAAAGAACTTTTTCAGTCGCCCCGAAAGCAACCATAACACTTGGTATTATATCATAAGAATTTTAATCGTCAACTTCAGATAAGCAATCTTTGCATTTTGATGCTCCTCTAGCAGATTGTTTTTTAGGAATTTTATACCAATCATCGGGCAACCCCATTATTTCCTTTATAGCTGATATTTGTATTGAGTTCAGTCTCTGATTTAAACTATTTAATATGTTTTTTAGCTGGCTTATAAATTTCTTAAAGTCGTTATTTGATAGAAGGTGCCTAAATATAATAACAGTGGCGAAAAAGTCGCGTTTGCCATATATATATTCGTCACCTTTAGAATTCTTGGCAATATTCATAGCTGCGTGGATTGGTGTATCAACAATTGGGCGTTTATTTCGCATACAATAGAGTCGATTGGAATGTGCAGCGGTATTTCTAACCTTTGTCAAATAGATTAAGAAATTTCCGAGCTGTGAATCGGGAATCATAAACTGCTTTGATACATATTGCCTATCAGGTACTTTCATAATGCTGTATAGTTTACTGATTGTGCCAAAAGTAAGAGAGTTATTTAATACCCATAGTGGAACATAACCATATTTTGTCAAATAATGGTTTATGCTTGGGTCAGAAATTCTGGAAGAGATTGTTTTGTGTATCTCAGATATAGCATTTACAACATCGTTGTATCCTATGTTTTTAGAAGTATCAAAATTTGAGTATCGTAAATAATTCTCGTGACCATACTGTTCCGAAATTCTATATGCAAGGAGGCTTTTGACATGAGTCTCAATTTTAAGTGTATATTTTAAAACAAGCTCTCTCAACATATCATCAAAAACATAGAGCGCATAGATCTCTTTCAATGTAGTTCCTTCACGATATTTATCTTCGCCACCTTGATTTTCCTCGCTTTTGTCAAGAAACGGCCTATTATATCCATTTATGAGACGATAATATCCAACTCGTGAAAAGTAGTCTATTGCACAGCTTTCTGCATCAAGGCCGCTAAAATCGATGCCTCTCGATTTTAGTAATTCGATTTGCTCTTCATGTGTTTTAAAAGGTTTTTGAATCATATTTTTTACCTACATAAATAAAAAGACCCAGGGCCCGAAGGACACCTGAGTACGTTCCGTGTCCATACATTACCATGTTTAATAAATTATGTCAATGGATTTTACACAAATTTCACATATAAATTCACTTTTTTATGTTTCTACGGCTTAAATCATAATCATAAAGTTGAATTTGTATAACGTTAAGCATTAAAATTGATAGCTTCAAAAACCATAGTCGCTTGGATTTTGTCTCCTCCTAAAAACCCTTTCGAACCACCTACTGTAGTTGAAATTGTATGAAGGCGATAACCCTTAGCCGCTTGTTCGTTAATGGTATTTTGCAGATTTGTAAGGCTGGCGACACCTGACCCTGTTCCTATAAATTTTTCAGTCAATACTACCTGAATCACAACATAAGCCTCATGCCCTAAAGTAACAGCAGTACCTTTCCCTTTGTCGAGATTAAACATATTTTTTACTCCTCTCTAAAATTAATATGTGCATAAATCAATCAGATTAGATTGCTAAACGAATAACAAATTTATGTACTTATTTCATGTTGTGGAATACGCCAACGCATTCACCCAAAATTGTCACCTCTGAAGCATCAACAATCATGGGCTCAAATTCTGAGTTACATGGACTCAACAAAATTGTATCTCCTTGCCAAAACACTTTCTTTAGAGTAGCTTCACATTCAGAGTTTAGCAGCACGGCGTATACTGAGTTGTTTTTGTAATCATAAGTCTTTTTTATAAAAGCGATGTCGTTATCAGAGATGCAAGCATCAATCATACTATCACCACGTACACGAACGCAGAAATCTGCCTTAATAGACTGGTCAACGAAAAAGTATCCCTCAAAATTCTCTTCACAGAAAATACCATTTCCCGCACAAATGTCGCCTAATATTGGTACAGGCATAGCTGCTGGGAAAGATAAGTTTGAGATATTACCCAAATCAGGTCGAGGGATATATGTTGTTTTATCACTTCTTCCAAGTAGGTAATCAATATCGACATTGAAGAAGTCGGCAATCAATTCTAGAGTATCAAAATCAGGTTGCCTATTGCCACGTTCGTACATTCCTATAGTGCTTCGTGATATTTTTAATTTTTCGCTTAAATCGTCTTGAGTCATTCCTTTTGATGTCCTAAGGGCCTTGAGCCTGCTTTTAAATGAATGATCCATATTATTTCCTCCGAAACTAGAATAACACATAATGTGGAATAAGTAAAGACAAAAAAACACAATTCGTGTTGACACATATTGTGACAAATGTTATAATCAAAAAAAATAAAGGAGGAAAAATGATGAACAGCAAAGAAATAGGCCAGAAACTAAGAACTCTAAGAGGAGATAAAACAATTGCTGAATTTTCAAAGGAAATTGGGATTAAACCTTCTACTATAGGAATGTATGAGCAAGGAGAAAGAATACCTAGGGATGCAATTAAAATTAAATATGCCAAACATTTCAACATGACAGTAGGAGAAATTTTTTTTGGAGAAAATTGTCACATAATGTGACACATAGCAAGAAAGGAGAAAGAAATGAATACAAAAGAAGAATTGAGAAAACTGTTAATGGATTATCTCAAAAAAATAACAGATACAGATAGAAATAGAACCGCATCTGAAATTCAATCTGTACCTGAAATCGCAAAAGTTATTGCTGGTTTGGATTAGTGATTACGCTCAAAACTGCCTTGTAAATCTCAATGAACATATTACCGATTTCTGCTCCCGACATTTTATTAGATGGAGCAGGTTCGCTTGAGGAAAGCTTTGCAATTGCAATTTCCTTAGCTGTTAGAAAAGCATTCAACTGATCATTATTCATTGCCATACAATCACCTCCTTTCAAGGGAGATTATATCACGAAAAGAGAGCAGAAAGGAGTCGCAGATGACTAAGACACAAATTAAAAAAGATCTGTTGCAAGGAAATGGCGGCTCGATATTGATAAGTATTGCAGCAGTAGCAAGACTAACAAAGATGAGCCGCGATCGTGCAAGCATCTTACTAAAAGACTTGCAATATGATCCGCGTGGGAAAGCAAAGATGTACTACGTAGATGATGTAGCGGAAGTCTTTGCAGAGAGGAGAACTTTATAAAAATGATAAGAGAAGATGAAAGCTTGATATCAGCGGTAATCCCACGAGGAACTGAAAAAGCATGTGTAATTAAGGTTATAAAAACCACAGCTTTGTTAGGTGCAGGGACACCAAAAGACCCGGTCAGATACTTGTACCAATACTGGGACTTTGAAGGAAACCTATTAGCACAACATGATAGCTGCAATAGTAGCGTTTGAAAAGAGGAGTAAAAATATGCGAATAAAAAAGATGATGATAGCTATTGCAGGAATAATGATAGTTCTTGGACTTAATGCAATAGCGACAGCGATAGACAATCCGGAAGTCTATACAAAGGATTTGCCTGACCCAGTACCGGTAGCACAGCTTGAAACAAACAATCACATAGACAAGATGGCCAAAAGGTACGGATTGAATCCAGACGTCATAAAAGCACTAATTGAAGAGGAGAGCGGATGGTGCGAATCAGCTGAGGGAGACGACGGAAACTCAATAGGGCTCATGCAGATTCAGGAACGCTGGCACAAGGAACGAATGAAGAGGCTCGGAGTAACTAACCTATATGATTCGGAACAAAACATCACAGTAGGTTGCGACATACTGTCAGAGCTACTAAATAAGTACGGAAACTATAAAGACGCACTGAGCGTCTATAACAGTGGGAATGTCCACGATGGGAAGCAGTATGCAGAAAGGGTTTTGAAAAATGCAGGCATTTAAAGAATACGAAGGCGTTTGTAAATATTGCGGATGCACAGAAATCATCATGGAAGAGTCACAAGAAAGAGCAAATGAAGAGGTTTCCAGAAGATGCATATGCGCAGGAGCGGAGATAGAGGACAAGAGAAAGAAACTTGCTCAAGCCATAAAGGAAATATCAAGAGCGGATGAACTGTTAAATCTAAAAGAGTTGGATCTTGAACAGACAAGACTAATCTTAAATATTGGCAATATGGTTATTGATGAGAAAGTGGATAAAGCAAGCATAACACTGCAGGGTAGCACTATAACGGTCAGAGGTGGAGACAAAATAAAGGTCCAGAGGAATGCTAAGACAACGACATCGAAGGAAGTATAACGATGATTAGTAATTGTCCTGCTTGCGGCAGATTAAATCCGCGAGAAATGAGACAGTGTCCAAAACTAAAAGGGGAAGCGGTTTGTGTACAGTGCTGTGAGAACTGCGATACATACGATGTAGGAACATTCAGGTGTACATGGCATGCGGTCAATAAAACCATCATCATTGATGAAGAGGTCAAGCGACTGCGCAATAAAATCACCTTTTTAGAGAAAGAGGTTAAAAGGCAATATAGGAGCAATCAGCCTAAAAGGGGGAACATGTTGCTCAACGAAGAGAAAAGCTGCATTTCGCAGCTCAAAAGATTAGAGAGATTAAGAGAACAGGGTTTTAAGTACATATAATTTCAACATTGACAAGAAAGGAAAGAGAAATGAACAAAGAACTTATTAACAGTGCAATTGCAAAGATCACTGAAGAGGCACTATCAATAAAAGATGCATTTTCGCAGATGATTGAGGAACACTTGACTGACATCTGCAAGACCGATGCGGTAGCAACAAAGCTTTTAGCTGAAAACAAATCGCTAAAGGCTTTTTGTGAGGATATGTGGAAAGAAGCAAGAAGCAAATCTACAAAATGTGCAGCAGGAAGCGGTGCGTATATATCAGACAAAGAGTGTTTTGAAAAAGCTGAAGCTTACTATGAAATCACTGAAGAGGACAAGAGAACAAAGAACACGACGAATGTCATTGACATCACAGAGTTACTCTGAAGGAGGATGTCATGGACTTCGTTAAAGAGAAACAAAAATTGCCATATAGCATCAAGTGGCCAACCAAACTAAAACAATACCTGAATGATGAAATCAATTATCCAATCGTTTATAACAGATTCAGTAAAGAAGCACACTGCCTAAGCTGTGGCAAAGATTATAAGTACTTAAATAGATATCGTGCAGATGATTATGAAACTTGTCCTTGTTGTGGAAAACGCAGAGCAACATGGCCACATACACGCAATATGATTGTCGATAGAACACTAATCTTTGCGACACATACAGATAAGAACATTAGAATAGCAGTGGCATCTGTATTTTATAAATATGTTGCAGAAGATTGGAACCATATCAAAGATATGAAGGCGGAGATAAGCATAGACGAAGTGTTATATTTCTCTCGGGATAAGCAAGAAGCCTGGTATCAAAATTGGTGGAATAGAAGTCCAAAGGAACAATTTAGAAAAGATACTGGAAAAGGAATAAGAACTTTCATTCCTGCAGAATTAAGAAGATATCAATGTTCAATGCATGCAAGTGTCCAAGATGCTTTGTCTAATGGATTCCTCAAGTACGCAAATATAAAAATCTATGATGCATACGATGAAAGTCATCTGATGAAACTTATATATGTATACAGCAAGTATCCACAAGCAGAATATCTAAAGAAACTAGGATACGAGGGAATAATATATGACCGCATATATAATCAAGCAAATCATATCAAAGTCAATTGGAGAGGGGACAGCTTGGAGAAGATGCTAGGCATCACAAAGACAGAAATCAGCAAGCTAAACCAATGGGGATATAAGAGCACAGATAATATAGGAACATACAAATTCTTAAAAAAATATCGAGCAAAGATATCAAAGAAAAACATGGAAGCATTTAATTCAGTGTTTTTATCCGTAAGAGACTATCTAAGCGAATTTACAAAAGAAGAAAATCCTATAAAGATAAGTGAATATATAGCCAAGCAGAAGGAACTCGACAATAATCGATTAATTGTATATGACTACAAAGATTATTTAAAACAACTAAAAGAACTGGGATACCCGTTAGAGGAATATTATTTATATCCTAAAAATCTTAAGGATTCTCATGAAAAACTTACAGATGAGATAAACAAGAAGAGAGACGAGAAAAAACGCAGACAAGCAATACAACAAGAAAAAGAATACAAGAAGATCTTGACGAAAGTAAAGAAATTTACATTTGAAAGCGAAACATTTGTAGTAAGACCGATTGCAACCATAGAGGAGCTTAAAGAAGAAGGAATAAAGATGCATCATTGCGTGGCAACATATTGCCAAAAGTTAATATCCGGCAATTGCTACATATTCACAGTAAGAAATATAAATGAACCGGATGAGCCGATAGCGACGCTTGAGTTAAACAAGGCTTTGAATAAAATAGTGCAGCTAAGGGGAAAACGGAATGCAGTAGTATCAGATGATATCGAATCGTTTTGTAATTATTGGTTTGAACATATAGTTACTTCAAACAAAAGAAAGAGAAAGAAGGCATCATAATGAACATAGTAGAAACAGAATACAAAGAAATCACAAGCATCCAAGAGAGAGCAACAGAGCAGCTGACAATAGAGGTCAACACAATATACCAACAGATGGAAGCTATAGGCAACATAGGACTACAACTTGCTGCAGAGGCAGGAGAAAGGCTTATAGAAATAAAAGGCAGATTAGCACATGGTGAGTTTGAATCGTGGTGCAAGGACAACCTGACATTCAGTAAAAGAAAAGCCGAAAATATGATGCGCTGGGCTCAAAAATGCAAGGACGAAAATAGCATTTTTTCAAAAACGCAAACGTTTACGGATTTGGGAATTTCAAAGGTTTGGGCGCTTTTAGCCGCTCCGGAGGATGTGGCCGAAGAGGTCATAAAAGAAGGTGCTAGCGACATGTCAGTTAGAGAACTACAAGAAGAAATTTCTAGACTAAAGCTCGAAAAGGAAAAGGTAGAAGGATTAGCAAGAGCAACGGAAGAAGAGCAGGCAAACCTGGAGGAAGAGATAGAAATTCTAAAAAGGCAGCTCGAAGAAGCCAGAAGAGAATCCGAAAGAAAAGCTGAAGAGGAAAACTCGCAAAGTACACCTGAAGCTGAAGAGGAAATAGAACAGCTAAAGAAGAAACTAGAAGCTGCAGAGTCAAACCTCCAGAAAACAAAGGAAAAGCTTAAAACAGAAAAGAATAATAGTGAAAAGAAGATTGAAGAAGCTATAAGCAAAGCAAAAGCAGAAGCTCAAAAGGAAGCTGAGGCAAAAACAAGCAAGTCGTTAGAGGACATCACAAAGAAGTACGAGGAATCGCAGAGTGTTATCAATAAGCTTCAAACAGCACTAGCGAATAGTGAGAATAAAGCACTAGCTATATTCAAGGTTAAATCAGACCTATTACAAGAATCGTTTAATTCTTGCCTTGCATCTATAGAGGATGTAGCTGCAGAAGATCAAGAAAAGGGCGACAAAATGAAAGCGGCACTTAGACAGATAATGTCAAATCAGATTGAGAGATTATAAAAGGAGAATAGACATGGCACTAAAAATAACAATAGTGATTTGCGCAACACTGGTTATACTTACGCTTATTAGCGAAAAGGGAAAAGGCGGCAAGTAATGAGGGATAAGAAAGAGGGAATCCGATGTGCTCTGTGTGGGAAGAAACTCAGTCATAATAATGCATTTTACACAGACATGGGCGAAGAGGAAATCACTGTATGCTTCGGATGTTATCTGAAAATAAAAAAGCAAAACAATATCTTAAAGGAGGCTAATCATGAGAGTAGCAATTGATGATAACTGGAGCGTTTATCAAAAGGGCGAAAAGGTCTATGCAAGTAGAAAGAAACCTAAGATGGTAACTGCTATCGGAACATCTGGGCACAAGTTAGCTGAAGAGGAACTTATGGGCATGCTCGAGAGATTCTTAAGCATGAAAAATATAAAGTCAGGAGATAAATAAGATGCTAAACAAATATAGAGCGTGGTGCGTCAATACAAAAGAAATGAAGAGGGTTGCGAAAATAGACATAACCCCACATGTAATCACATGTGAAATCGAGGTTGATTCAGAATGCAGATACGGACCACTATTGATTACAGGAAAATATCCAGACGCGGTTCTAATGCAATCAACAGGGCTAAAAGATAAAAACGGAGTAGAAATATTCGAGGGAGATATATTGCGCTATGGAAATGACGCAATAGGCGTAACAGGAGAAGTGATAACAAAACTAGGAGAAGCCATACTATATGGCAATAATCTTTGTTGGAACCTATATGCATTGAATAGAGACGGTGGCGTAAAAAATACGTTAATAATTGGCAACATATATGAGACACCAGAGCTCAGGAGTAACAAAATGATAGCAAAGAAATGTAATGCATGCAGCAGCGTTTATCTCTCTGGTCCAATTACAGGACTTAAGGAGGAAGATGCAAGAGCAGCATTTGAAAAAGCTGAAAAGCTGCTTGAAGCAGAATACGAAAGAATCGTTAATCCAATGAGATTTGAGTCGGCATATCAAAGCGCAAACCTGACGTATGATGAAATGATGGACATAGATCTAAGATTACTAAAGATGTGCAAGGCAATATATATGTTAAAAAACTGGGAAGGTTCAAAAGGAGCATGTGTAGAAAGATTAACAGCGTTGCAGCTGGGGATGAAAATAATATATGAAGATTAAAGGGGAGCAAGGGCTTCCCTTTAGGGCTATAAAGCACCACGAAAGGAGCAGATAGAAATGAGAAACGAAATCGAAATACTTGCGAGAAAAGAATTAGAATCCGCAAATAAAAAGTTCTCACTATTCCACAGCAGCCACGAAGGTTTCGCAGTGCTGCTTGAAGAAGCCGAGGAACTCGCGGAAGAGTCGAACGAAATAGAAAAAATAATGAACTCTTGGTGGTTGTACATAAGAAGAGATGAAGACATAGACGTGCAAAAGAAAAGAGTATATAGAATAAGAAGCCATGCGGTCAATGCTGCTATGGAAGCAATACAGGTTATGGCAATGTGCGATAAGTTCAAAATGTCATTATAAATAAAAAGCTACATTATATATACGGTAATTTGATGAGCTCGGGTGAAGAGCATTCCGAGCTTGTAATGAATAGTAACAAGTGAAGCATTATGTTAAGAGAAAAGAAATACAAGTGTGGAGATTTTTTAGAAGTAGAAATCTTTAAGGCAAATAATCACTGCAAAAAATATAAGAGAAGAAAAAAGGTACAGGAGAGTACTCCGGCACAAAGAAATTTAAACAGTAAAAAATCTAAAAGACATTTTATAAGATTAGTGCACTTAAATTTCACAAACAAGGATTTGTATGTAGATCTAACTTACAGCCAGGAAAATCTACCGAGTAGCCGTGAAGAGGTTATCAGAGATGTTAAAAATTATATCGCAAGATTAAAGAGAGCCAGGAATAAATTAGGGATAAAAGAAAGTCTTAAATATATATACGTGATCTCCAACCTGGACACTGATGGCAACAAGGTCAGATATCATGTGCATATGATTATATCCAGCATGGATAGAGATGTAGCTGAACAAACATGGAAGAAAGGCTATGCGAACACAGACAGGTTGCAATACAACGAATATGGAGTTGAGGGCAAAAGCTTATACATGGCAAGACAGGCAGCAGGCGAAAGAGCCTGGGGCTCGTCAATCAATCTCAAAAAAGTCACGGCCGAGATTAAGGATGACAGAAGAGAGCTTACAAACAAAAAGCTTGAGGATATGGACAGATGTCCCGAAGATAGATTTTTATTCGAGAAGCTATATCCGGGATGGACATTTACACAATGCATCATTGAACGTGAAAACGAAAAGGGCGAAGGCAGTAGAAGATTTTTACTGAAATTTAGAAAACATGAAGGAGGGAGTCTGTAGCTTAGTGATCTAAGCTTACTTTAAGTGCGATGAAAGAATATCAAAGAAAAAGAAATAATAAATATCATTTGCCACACGAAGCATACAATGCGACGATATGGACGATAAGAGATTACGAAAGACTGAAAGAAAGTGCGCAGGCTATACTTGACGAGTCTCCACCGCCGCCTGATGGACAGCCAAAAGGTGGAGCATCCAAAGGAGCAATAGAAATCAAGGCCCTGAAGAGGGATGCATATTTAACAAAGATTAACGCAATCGAAAAAGGCCTTGAAAAGATTCCAAGAGAATATAGGCAAGGCATATGGGATAACATTGTCTTATATAAACGCTATCCTGATGATGCAGCAAAATCCACGTATGGAATTTATAAAGCGCGCTTTGTATTTTTTGTAGCGGAAAACCTAAAAATAATTTAAAACAAAAAAGTTCGGAACATAGGGGAAAATAAGCGTGGTAAAATGATAGTGTGAAAGAATACCGGACAACATCTTTCATGAGTTTTCTCTTTTCAAATGTTAAAGCGATACAAAGATACCTTGATTCACAGTCGAGGTATCTTTGCATATTAGGAGAAAATGAAAAAGTATTCAAAAGCGGCAAAGCGCTTTTATGACAGCGCTGCATGGAAGTCATGCAGAGAATCATATATAGCAATACGAATCAGCATTGACGGAGGACTATGTGAGCACTGCAAAGAAAGATTAGGCTTTATTGTCGATCACATAGAAGAGATTGACGAGGTAAAGCTTAATGATCCATACATAACGCTTAATCATAAGAATTTGCAGTACTTATGCAACAAGTGTCATAACCGAAAGACTTTTGACAAAGAAAATAGAGGGGTGAGATTTGATGAAAAAGGAAATCCAATTTTCTTTGAGAAAAAATAATACTCCCCCCATAAAAAAATAAAAAGCAAAGGGAAAGTCGAGCCGACGCCAAGCTTTGTAAAACACACGCGACGCGCACACACTACCCCCACCCCAAAGAGAAAGGAGGAAAACTTTGACGGACTTTGAAAGAGAAAAAAGGATTAAAAAAGAGATAACAAGATTTAAGAAATTTATTAAAAACTTGAATCAAGAAGAGCAGCAGATGTGCATGCACATGATAAACGAATTAGGCTTCATGAAAGTGACCCTTGAAGATCTAAAAGAAGAGGTCAACAATGGCGGAGTTATTACAGAAATGCCACAAGGTGAGTACTCCATTATGCGCGAAAATCCAGCGCTTAAGTCATATAACACAATGATCCAAAGATTCAACGCTACATTAAAACAATTGGATGAATTTATAAATAAAAACAATCCTAAGGAAGCTGGAGAGGTTGACCTCTTAGGTCAATTTATTCAAAAGCGATGATAAGCTATCCGGATGATTACAATCCGCTTGTTGAATATTGGAATTGGATCAAAAAACACCCTGATAAGGTTAGTCAAAAAGTTAAAATTCAGGTTAAAAAACTTGTAAAAGATATAACAAAAAAGGGCAGTAAAGTATATTTTAATAGCAAAAAAAGTAATCATGCAATATGTTTTATAGAGAATTTTTGCAGAAATATAAAAGGAAAATCGGCAGGAGAACTCGTTGTTTTAGATCTATGGGAAAAAGCTTTTATAGCATCAATCTTTGGAATTTGTTATAAAGACACAAACCTCAGAAGAACTAAAAGGGCGGTACTTATTATAGCGAAAAAGAATGGTAAGTCATTACTTGCTTCAGCGATTGGGTTGTATATGCTAATTGCTGATAATGAAGGTGGCCCGGAATGCTACTCCGTTGCAACGAAAAAAGACCAAGCAAAAATCGTTTGGGAAGTTGCAAAGAAGATGATTAAAAAAGATAGTTATCTTAAAAAATACACAAGAAACCTTGTGGGTGAGATTGTTACGGATTTCAATGACGGCAAATTCAAGCCGCTTGCATCTGATTCTGATACGCTCGATGGATTTGATGTACATTTTGTCGATATGGACGAAATACATCAGTGGAAGAATGGCAGGGCCTTATACGACATTATGTATAAGGGCATGGATAACAGACTTGAACCTCTTGCACTTATTACATCTACAGCTGGCACAATCCGCGAAGATCTATACGATGAAATTTATGAAGAGGGAAGCAACATATTGCTGCAGGAATCATTTGTTGACGAACGCAGTATTTTTTTTATATACGAACTTGATAAAAAAGAAGAGTGGAAAGATTTTAAGAATCTAATTAAAGCAAATCCAGGACTCGGCACAATACGAAATAAAAAAGCGCTAAAAGACGAATGGGATAAAACCGTTGCAAATCCGAGGATGTACCTAAAAGCGTTTTTAACAAAGAATTGTAACATAAGAGAAACCGATTCTTCAAGTTGGTTAAGTTTGGATGATATAACAAATCCAGCAACATTCGATATTAAAGAGTTGAAGCCAAAGTATGTGATAGGCGGATATGATTTATCAAGTACAACAGACCTAACATGTTTGTCATACACATTCCAAATCAAAAATGATGAGACAATCTATGTATATCAACAGTATTTTATTGCTGAAGAGGTTGCAGAACGAAAAATATACGAAGATAAAGTGCCGTATGACATTTGGCGTGATCAAGGCCTTGTTACATATTGCCCAGGCAACAAAATAGACCAGGATTTTGTTGCTGAATGGGACAGGCAATTTGCAAAAGAAATTGGATTCATTCCAATTTGGAATGGGTTTGACATATGGGGAGCCGATATAGTTATGAAACGAACTCGTGAGAAATATGGAGAGGCAGCAGTTGAAGAGGTTAGACAAATATTCAAGGTTCTTTCAAATCCAATGAAAGAGCTTGAAGCAGATCTAAGAGCAAGACGAATCAATTATAATAACAATCCGATTCTTAGATGGTGCCTTGGAAACACGACAGTGCAGCATGACAACAAGGGAAACATTCAGCCAAAGAAAGGCTATTCGAGTTTAAAGCGAATAGATGGAGCTGCAAGCTTGCTGGATTCATATGTTGTATTAAAGCGTCACTATGATGATTATAAAAATCTGATTTAGAAAGGAATACGATGGGATTTTTAAATAAATGGTTTGGGAAAAAAGGCGATAAAACAGAAAGTTTAATCCGTGATTATTTCAAAATGATCAATGGGTATACACCAAGCTTTTCCAGCTTCGAAGGCTCTGTATATGAGATGGATCTTACACGGTCGGCCATACACACAATAGCCACGCATACATCAAAATTAAATATGGAAGTTAAAGGCAGTGCTAACACAAATCTCGGACGAAGACTGCAGACAAAAGCAAACGAAATCCAGGACACATCAAAATATTTATATCGCCTTGCCACAATTTTGCAAGTGACGAATAATGCGCTAATCATCCCAACCTATAACGAGATTACGCAAAACATAAATGGGTTTTATCCGTTGTTGGCTGATGACGGAAAAGTTGTAGAATACGAAAATGAGCTTTATCTCGTATATACATTCTTGGGAAAACGACACGCAAAGCCTATTTCGGAAATAGGAATCATGAATCAATTTCAGTTTAAAGATGAATTGTTTGGTGGCTCAAATAACTCCATGAAACCGACGTTGAATTTGTTGCATTATCAAAACCAAGGAATGATAGAGGCTATCAAAAGTGGAGCGTCAATTCGGTTTATGGCACAGCTAATGAATATAATAAACGATGATGACATGGAAGCTGAGCGAAATAAGTTTGCAAAGCAAAACCTTGCTAACAATCCTACGGGAGTCATGTTGTTTGACTCAAAGTATAAAGAGGTCAAGCAGGTTACATCAAATCCGGTGATGATTGACGACAAGCAGATGCAGCAGATAAAGGAGAACGTGTACGCGCATTTTGGAGTTAATGATAAGATTCTGCAAAACTCGTTTAACTCTGAAGAATGGGCAGCTTTCTATGAAGGAAAAATAGAACCATTCGCAATACAGGCAAGCTTGGTTCATTCGAATTTGGCATTTACCGAAAGAGAGCTCGCAAATGATAATTTTATAATGCTAACCGCAAATAGGTTGCAGTATCTGTCACCAGCTGAAAAGCTATCC